CTTTTACCGAAATGACAGCCATACGCTTTATCTTGATGTATACCCGGACATAGATTGGGACAGTGAGTTTGGCAAGTCTCTCGAATATCCGCTTTTTGCCATCGGTGAACTGCAGCTCTGCTGGGTTACTGCCGTTAAACCGGAAAGCGGCAACCGCTGTTCACTTAAACTCATCAATTACTCAGAGGACATTTTTAAGGACGACATTAAGGAGAATAACCAATGAAGGCAATCGTAGTTCTGGATGAGGGGTACATCAATCAGGCGGTGGTATCCCTCAGCTCATTTTTCAAATACAACCGCATTGAACTTATCATTTATGCGGAGAAAGGTACAGACTTGAGCAGAGTTCTTGCCGTAGTTCTGGAAGAACTGGTGGAGGTTCGCTACGTATCTTTTCCTCAGCATGAGCTTTTTGCCACCGTGGGAGGTAACAGACTCATGGTTCATCGCAGTGCCGTTCCTGCTATTGCTCAAAGAATCAAAGCTCTTGAAGATGTTTCTGCAGAAACCGACTGTGTCCTGAACTTTGATTTGGACACTCTGTTTCTTGGCTCTGTGGTTCCTCTGCTTGAGGAGATTACAGCAAAGTACAAAACCGGCATCTTCGGTGTCAGTGAACGTGAAAACCGCGACAGATGGATGAAGCAGATGAATCTCAAAGAGGTAGTTAACACACCGCTGTATTTCAACACCGGACTTATGTGCTACAAGGCTGACTGCAAAGGACTGTATCAGAAGTTCATCAAAACGATTGAGGAAAAAGGAAACTTCATGTACTGCCCGGAGCAGGACTTCGTGAATCTGCATTTCAAAAAGAAATATCCGCTTGCCAATGAGTTCAATGCCATCTGGTTCAATCCGGGCTATAAGGAAATGGCACCTCTGATGGTGCATTATCTTTCCTTTGAGAAACCCTGGAATAAGTTCATCTATCTTGATTTTCGAGCTTATGCCTGGTGGAAGAAATACCTCTCCGCCTGCGAACGGGTGGAAGGATATCTGGACAGAGACTTTATCGGACGGGTACGAAGTAACGTAAACAGAGTGAAATGACAGGCGGCTTAAAGGTCGCCTTTTTTATTGGAGAAAAAAACATGAGAGAGCTTTGGAATATGGCTCAGGCTGCATTTACAGGCATTGGCGGATGGCTGGGTTACTTTCTTGGCGGTTGTGACGGCCTCCTGTATGCCCTGATTGCCTTTACGGTAATCGACTACATCAGCGGTGTTATGTGCGGGATTGTCGATAACAACCTATCAAGCTCCATCGGCTTTAAAGGCATCTGTAGAAAGGTGATCGTGTTCATGCTTGTTGGGGTGGCCACCATTCTGGACACGAGAATTTTTCAGACCGGAAGTGTGCTCAGAACCGCAGTGATTTTCTTTTACCTCTCCAACGAAGGCATCAGTCTTCTTGAGAACGCATCTCGCCTCGGTCTGCCGATACCGACGGTAGTCAAAAAGGCTTTAAACCAGTTACACGATAAATCAGAAAATAAGGAGAATGAAAATGGCAAATAGTCCATTAGTGAGTTTTACAAAATTGAGTCCTAACCATTCCGGGAAAAGGACCTGTTCCATCAGCAGAATCACGCCTCATGCAGTTGTCGGTCAGCTCAGTGTGGAACGTATCTGTGACTGCTTTAAGGACGGCAGCAGACAGGCAAGCTGCAATTACTGCATCGGGGCTGACGGCAGAATCGGACTCTGTGTTGATGAGCATAACCGATCCTGGTGCTCATCATCCCGAGACAACGACCAGCGAGCCGTTACCATCGAGTGCGCATCAGATCTGACGGAGCCTTACACCATGAATGATAAGGTGTATGCCGCCTTGGTAAATCTGTGCGTTGATATCTGCAGAAGGAACGGTAAAAAGAAACTTGTATGGATTGCTGATCGGGATAAGGCTTTGAGTTATGAGGTTAAATCTGACGAAATGCTTCTGACGGTTCACCGCTGGTTCGCTCGAAAATCCTGTCCGGGAAACTGGCTATTCGGGAAGTTGGGAGATTTGGCTCATGAGGTGAATAGCCGACTTGGGTAATAAGGAAATCTTAATTTCCCCTTTTATGAATTTGCATATTTGCAATCAATTTTAGGCATGAGTGGATGAAGCTCTGCCTAATTATTGGAGTTCGACTCATCTCTCTTTTTTTTTCTGTTTAGTTCGATAATCGCTCTTTTATATTCTTCATCAAGTTCTTTTTTTTCTCTTCTTTCATCAAGTTTGTCGGAAATAACAGACCTAAGGGCATCACCAATATTTTCTGCTGTTTCTCCGTAATCATCTTTACGTACAATATCACTACCACAGAATAAACCTTTAAAGAAGAAAAATATTTGAGCGATAATACCACCTATTACAAGATATCCAATGAAAAATAAGATTATGTAAAAAATTACTTCCATAACACACCTCTATTTCACTTCTCAGTCGAATATCGAACTACACTTTCTTATTAGATATACCTATGAACAATGCATAGATAAAACAGGCAAAAGGAATAATAAGCCACAGCAAATTCCACAAAGATCTTCCCAAAGTTTTGGTTCTTATACCTGCCACAACAAAACACACTATATTGGCAATGATGCATACAGCCAGCGCAGTCAAATAAGCATCACCTGTTGCAGGTGAAAATCTAAATGCCTGAACAGTAAAAACCCCCAATAAAAAACACGGCCAAAATATTAAGTTGTAGGTCAAACGATTCATTGCTTCTCTCCTTTGTACATAAAAAGATTAATTGTTTTATCAATGAACTAACCGACAGCCGATTTGCGCAGGCTACATAAGTTAGTTCAAATATGATTATTCACGGATAGACACCATTACATCATTTCCGTACCTAACAAAAACTATATTGTAGTTCTTATCTCCGTAAGAAATCCAGCACTGAGATATAGGGTCACCTGATTGTCCACCATGCTCTTCACAATATTTAGCGCAGGCTTCGTAATACACATCTTTCAGAATTCCACCATCCTTCCCATTTGAAAGTAAATATACTAATTTTGAGTCTATAACTGACTCTCGCCATCCTTTAAAAAATCCGAACATGTCTTAAACCTTAATTCATATCAGTTTCACTTAGCTAAAGATTGTGCTGACTCAGCATTTTTTGGCCCGGGTATTGAACCTTTTCCTGGTTCATTCTTGAATAGTTTTAAATTCTTTTTTGGATCGTCTTTATTTTCAGCCAAATTGTAATCAGCGATATCCTTTTTAGCCTCTTCCTCATCCATTACTTCTAAATTGGCGCCAGCTACAAATACACCAGGTCTTAAGTACTGCTTAACATAGTGATTCTTACCCTCGATAAAATTAAAAGACATGTCGTTTTCACTAAACTCGGACTCAGTCTGAAGTACGTGCATCCCCGGTTCCACAAGTCTGTAAAAGAATCGGCATCTGGATGTTTCCCCAATGTATTGTCCGTCAACGTAGAGGCTCTTCTTTAACGACATTCCCATAATATTGCAGGTTCGATACAGATAAAGTCCAGACCAGCCTGAAGGTGGAGCATTAAATTCCTTTGCATAATTCTCACTGGCATTATCCTGAACTGCGACACTAGCACACCCTGTCAGAACTGCAGATAGTACTAAAACAATAGCAATTTTATATTTTTTCATAAGGTCTCCTAATCACAATAATTCCAGCCTTCCTTAATTTTCCAGTTTATATCGTTTTGATCTTTAACTTGCTTTTCGTACGAAGGCAGATAACTGCTACCTATATCCAGGCTAATGTATCCGCCGGCATCCCACGGAACGATAAAATATGTCGAATAACTTCTGTAATCGGCCTTATATCCGTTTTCTCTGGCAAAGGAATTCAGCTCACTTCCACTGATAGTAAATCCTCTTACTGCGTAAGCATGGCTCCAAGAATAATCGGCACGTTGGTATTTAATACAAGCCTTTAAATCGTCTGTCGCCAAAGATTCATGGGCAGCCAAACATACGATAGGAAATAACAATATGGTTTTCAGAATATTCATCTCGCAACCCCGCTATCATTTCCCATTTACCAGCGACTTTTAGTACCGGGCTTTCCTGTATAAGGATTAACATTTCCCTGAACAGACCAGTTATTATTGTGATAACCGTCCCTTCCTGAACGATAATGTGGAGAGACATATGAACCATTGCTTCTGTAATACCCGTTTACATGAGATGTAGAATGATAACCTCCTCGATGCCCACCGGCTTCAGCAGAAGTAACGCTAACTAATGCGACAAGACTCACTACAACCAAAATGAGTTTTTTCATATTTCTCTCCAACCCATAAAAAAAAATTACCCTTATGCGTTTGGAACGTAATTCATTCGCTTCTCGGTATTTGCCTTGATTCTCTAGCAATTTGATTAACACAGAAATCTTCGACGTCTGCAACTTGTTGATATAAATCTCCGCTCATTTCCTTTCTACCGCCCTGAAGCCTGATTCTTAATCAATAATCAAAATCTGAAGAATCATCAATGTTTCGTGATTTAGCGATATTCTCAGCCATCTTCGAGTATTTTTCTTCTGCGGCATCATGAAGTCTACGAGCCGCCTCATAGTCACCACTTCGCTCTGCATCTTTGTACAAATGCCAAAGTTTACCAGCCTCTCTTTTATTTTCTGACGCTCTTCTTTCATATTCCTGCTTAATATCTTCAGGTTCGTCATACCAGCCCATAACACTCTCCCACTCATAAAAATTACCCTTATATTCAAGTTTACCATTGTTTTTTTTTTGACCAGTTTTGGACTTACTTTGATCTTATATCTGTGATCAGACTATAAAATATTCATATTTTTAGAACTTTATCACATTCAATGTCACCTTCGATAAATCACCTGTTCACCAAATAGCCAATCAGCCACATTCCCAAAAATAAATCCGCTCAAAATCGCCCTTCACGTCCAGTAGATTGTAGGAGGTAACGATTTATGAACGAGTTAATGACAGCACCTACAACTGACGAAATAATCCGCAACGCCCAGTACCATCAGGCGCAGAGAGTAGTGGAGTTACTGCTTTCCAAGGGACTTATCACCCCCGTAGAGTACGAGAAAATCACAGACATCAACCGTATGACGTATCACCCTTTTCTTGAGGAAATACTTCCAAAACAAGTTGATATAAGTGTTGGTTAGAGTGATTTATATACAAGGGGGGGGACGAACAGTGAAAACAGTAAGAAAAATAGAACAGAATCAGTCAGTTCAATGCTCCAGACTGCGAGTGGCGGCATACTGCAGAGTATCCACTGACTATGATGCCCAGCTTGAAAGTCTGGAAACGCAGAAATCACATTATGAAAATTACATCCGTCTGCAGGATAACTGGGAGCTTGCCGGGATTTACTTCGATGAAGGGATATCCGGTACCAGGTCGGACAGCAGACCGGAACTGCAGAGAATGATGACAGACTGCCGGGCAGGAAAGATTGATTATATCCTTACCAAGTCTATCAGCAGATTTTCAAGAAACACCACGGACTGTATTGATTTGGTGAGAAGTCTTTTGAGGCTCAACATTCCGATTTACTTCGAGAAGGAAAATCTGAATACCGGTTCGATGGAGGGAGAGCTTATTCTGTCAATTCTCAGCTCAATGGCCGAGGATGAATCACGCTCAATTTCAAATAACAGCAAATGGAGTTTGGAGCGGAGGTTTCTGAACGGAACCTTCAAATCAAGCTCTTTACCTTACGGCTACAAAAGAGAAGGTGAAGACATTGTCATAATTCCTGATGAGGCAGAGATTATCAAACGTATTTTTGCCGAAGCCTTGGCTGGCAAAGGAGCTTATACCATCGCAAAGGGGTTAAACAGTGATGGAGTTCCGCCCATACGAAAAAATGAATGGAGCTCTACAACGGTATTCTGGATTCTGAGAAATGAATTTTACATCGGAGATGCTGTTTTTCAGAAAACCTTTACGGATGAATCCTTCAGCCGGCACCTCAACAAAGGCTACCTAACTAGATACCGGAGCAATGGTCACCATGAAGCCATTATCAGCAGAGCGGATTTTGAAGGAGTTGCCGCCATTATTGCTCAGCGAGCTTCAGAAAAAGGCATACCGGGAGCAAAAGCAAAATTCTTAGACCGCAGCGCCATGTCAGGAAAAATCGTCTGCGGAGAATGCGGCGGTATTTTCAAACACCGGATTCACCATTCCTTATCAAGCAGAAGTTATGCTGCATGGTGCTGCAGTACCCACCTCCGAGACAAAAGCAGATGCTCCATGAAGTTCGTCAGGGATGAGACGGTAAAGTTTGCATTTTTAACCATGATGAACAAGCTCATCTTTGCCAAAGAGACCATTCTGATGCCCTACCTCAAAGCATTAAAGGGAAACTCTGAAAACAAGGATATGCAGAGAATCAGCGCTCTTGAACAGCAGATTTCAGATATTGCCGAACAGCAGAATACCATCACCATGCTGATGGCGCAGGGGTGCATCGACCAGGTTCTTTTCAATCAGGAAAACAACGAACTGAAAGCCAGAGCAGCAAGATGCAGGACTGAGCTTAACGCCATCAAACAGAATTCCAAAGGTGAATGCTCCATTATTAGAGAAACCTCAGAGCTTATCGCCTTTGCATCTTACAGCGAAATGCTCACTGACTTCAGTGACGAAGTGTTCAGCAGATTTGTTAACAGCATTACTACAGTAACCCGAAACGAAATCAGTTTTGAACTTAAATGCGGTCTTACACTAAAGGAGGAAATTGAATGAGGAATACAGCTCTCGGTTACAGAATTGTTAATGGTAAGGCGGTTATTGATGAGAAAGAAGCCATAATTGTCAGAGAACTTTACCGTAATTACCTTGATGGTATGTCCCTGTGTGCCTCTGCGGAGAAAGTCGGTCTTAAGCTTCCGGCAAGCTCCGTCAGCAGAATTCTGCAGAACCGCCGTTATCTGGGAGACGATTTTTATCCGCCTCTCATTGATGAAGAAACCTATTCTCGAACTTTACAGGAAAGGGAACGACGTATGAAGGCGTTAAGCCGTACCAATCTTCTTAAGCCGAAGGTACCCAAAACCGCACCGGCTGAATTCTTCTTTTCAGATAAGGACAGCCTGCACAAAGGTACTCCGGCTGAAGTGGCTGAATACCAATACTCCCTGATTAGAGTTAAGGAGAAAACGAATGGCTAACGTAAAGATTATACCGGCAGATCCGCACAGAACAAAAAGCAAAGCCTGTATTGAAGAAACTCCGAAACTGCGCGTTGCGGCCTACTGCCGTGTAAGCACCGACACTGATGAGCAGGCCACCAGTTATGAAACTCAGGTGGAGCACTATACCGAGTACATCAGCAATAATCCTAAATGGACTCTTGCGGGGATCTATGCCGATGACGGCATCTCCGGCACCAACACAAAAAACAGAACCGAGTTTAACAGAATGATTGAAGCCTGTATGGCCGGTGAAATTGATATGGTAATCTCCAAGTCCATCAGCCGCTTTGCCAGAAATACTTTGGACTGCCTTAAATACATAAGACAGCTCAAAGCTCAGAACATTCCTGTTTACTTTGAAAAGGAAGGAATCAACACGCTTGATGCCAAGGGCGAGGTGCTGATTACCATTATGGCTTCCCTCGCCCAGCAGGAATCTCAGTCCTTAAGCCAGAATGTCAAGCTGGGACTTCAGTACCGTTACCAGCAAGGCAAGGTGCAGGTGAACCATAATCACTTTCTCGGCTACACCAAGGATGCTGACGGCAATCTGATCATAGATCCGGTTCAGGCTGAAACCGTAAAGCGCATCTACCGGGAATATCTGGAAGGCTACAGCATGGACAAAATCAAGGCCGGACTTGAGCGGGACGGCATTCTGACCGGAGCGGGCAAGACCAGATGGCACACCTCGACCATCAACAAAATCCTCCGTAACGAGAAGTACATCGGTGATGCCCTGCTTCAGAAAACCTACACCACCGATTTTCTCAGCAAGACCAGAGTCAAAAACAACGGCATCGTACCGCAGTATTATGTGGAAGGTAACCATGAAGCCATCATTCCAAAAGACATCTATCTCAGAGTTCAGAATGAGCTTGTACGCAGACGCAGGGTTACAACAACATCGAGTGGCAGGAAATGCTCCTTCAGCGGTCACCATGTCTTTTCCCAGATGGTTTTCTGCGGTGAGTGCGGTGAACTGTTCCGCCGGGTGCACTGGAACAACAGAGGCGTAAAATCAATCGTCTGGAGATGCCTGAGCCGACTCAAACCCACCGGTCTTGAGTGCCACGCCAGAACTGTGAATGAGGAAGCCTTAAAGGCAGCATGTCTCTCTGCATTCAACAAACTTCTCGATAAGCAGGAAGGTTTTCAAAAACAGCTGGAAGAGAACGTTCGCGCCGTTATGACGATTGACGAATCCTCCGGAGTAATGAGTGTCTCGGCAATTGACGATGAGCTTGCTAAACTTCAGAAACAACTCATTCAGTGCGTTGAGGCCAGGAAGGACTACAAGGAAATTGCCGACCGAATTCTTAAGCTCAGAGACATGAGGCAAAAAACCAACTTTGACGATTCTGCCCGTGAAGAGTATGTCACCAGAATCAATGACATTTTAGACTTCATCAGAAAGCAAAGCTCTGAACTGACCGTGTTTGATGAGGCTCTGACCAGATGCTGGGTGAAGCGGATAGTAATCTATGGCGACAAGTACACGATTGAATTCAAGTCGGGGATTAGCGTGGATATCCAATCATAGCCGACAATCAGACAGCATCTTAAGAAAGAGTGACGAGCATATACCGCCGCTCTTTTTTTTATGCCGGAAAAGAGTTAAAGCCACCTGACAGCAATTCCACAGTTTCAGAGCCATTTTTAGGTTGGGTGTTCGGAACTGCTATTGCAAAAAAGCAGTTCAGCACACTCGACCTCAGAAAAAATGCCTGTTTTTCATACTGTAAATATGTTTCAACAAACTCATTTTTCAAAGAAATACAGCATAAAATTCATTGTGTAAATTTTAACCACCACCGCTGAAACCGCATGAATACTGGATTTCTTTAGGCTTTATCACGTGACAGCAGTACAACCGTCTCGACGTGTTCCGTCTTCGGAAACATGTCAAAAACACTCCACCGGCTCAGCTTATAGCCCTTGGATAGAGCTTCCCTAATGTCACGAATCATGGTCAGCGGGTTGCATGACACATATACTA